TAAGTTATTAGTTAATAATGTTAATGCTTGAGTTAATAGTACATTATCAATTGTTTTCGCGTTAGCTAAATTATTAACTGTTAATATATAGGCTTGAGTTAATAATACTGAGCTTATTAAATTACCTTGTGCTATACTTTGTAGTACTAAAGTATTAGCTTGTATTAAATTAGCAGTAGTAATTAAACTACTATTAACTAAGTTATTAGTTAATAGTGTTAATACTTGACTTAATAGTACATTATCAATTGTTTTCGCGTTAGCTAAATTATTAACTGTTAATATATAGGCTTGAGTTAATAATACTGAGCTTATTAAATTACCTTGTGCTATACTTTGTAGTACTAAAGTATTAGCTTGTATTAAATTAGCAGTAGTAATTAAACTACTATTAACTAAATTATTGGTTAATAATGTTAATGCTTGACTTAATAGTACATTATCAATTGTTTCCGCACTAGCTAAATTATTAACTATTAGTGCATAAGCTTGAGTTAATAATGCTGAGCTTATTGAGTTACCTTGAGCTAAACTTTGTAATATTAAAGTATTAGCTTGAGTTAGTAAGGTAGTACTTATACTATTAGTACTTTGTAGGTAGTTAATTGTTAGTGTATAAGCCTGAGTTAGTACAACATTGCTAACGGTAGTACCGTTAGCAATTGCTTGTATTATTAAACTATTAGCCTGTGTTAGTACAGTAGTACTTAAACTATTTGTTGATGCTAAATGATTTAGCACAAGTAACAAACCGGAAATAGTTATACTAAGATGATCAGTATAATTAGTATTTGAAACGTTATTAATTGCTAGTATTAATTCTGCATAAGCATCGAACTGTACAAAGGAAACATCTACGTTAATAATACGACCTGATGCAAATAATACTAATAGTGACATAGACTTTCCTTAAATACTACTTCTATATAGTGGTTACTTTTAAGTATTAACTTAGCTCACTTCACCTGCAGGCGCTAACCCATTGGTAACCAAGTAAGTATAAATCGCATAAGACAAGTCATCCCGTCTAGTCAACTCTGGAGTAGGCATAGCATCAAGGATTAATGATGTGTTCTGGGCTGAGATCTGAAGTGCCTGAGAGTTAATCTCACACCATTCTCCATTAGATTTAACGTACCCCTTTCTTAGGGTAATCAGGGCACTGCCATCAGCCTCTAGAACTAGTGGAAGCAGCTTGTACGCAATGCGTACTGTATCTGTAAAAATTGGCATATGTTACTCCTTAGAAGATGTTGGAACGGCTAAATAGAGATCCAGTATTCTGCATCATGTACAGATATGAGTATCCGTCAGTTGGACTGTCCACCACTTCAAGGAAGCCTCCAATTGTGGCAGTACCCTGCCACCAAGGAACAGTGGCCTGTCCAATAAGACGATTTGTATTCATCTCATACTGCAGAACGCGAGGTGGCGTATTTGCTACTGAACGAGTGGCGTAGATAATATCTCCACCTGCATACGCATAGCTACTGCCAGTAGTGAATAGCTCATCTTGACCTTGGTAGAAGTGAGACACCAGCCAACGCTCCCTTGGTATGTCATATATGTCCATTCCACCAGAGCCACCACCACGGAAACGATACATATTCTTCTTTTTATCGTTATCAGTAGCACCCCATGTCCATACAAAGCCTAAACCTGCACCATGAGCAGGAACTGCAAGGATGGCATATGCAGATGTGGTATCCGGAGTGCCTGTGATTGTAAATGCAGTGGCAGTATTTGCAGTGGTTGCTGTCTCTGTTCCTGCTAGTGTTCCTGCCGTGAACTTGAACCTCTTACCGTTGAACTGGTTTACGGCGTAGTTCTTGGTTGAGTCTGTCAAGGATGATGCACCAGCAGCCGTAGCAATACCCCACGCATCAGCAATCTCATAACGAGTGGTTGCGTCAGGAGTTACACCGATGGATGCGAAAGTTAGCTGAGTTGCACTATTAGCAGTTATTGTAATCAAGCCAGTGCCATAGCCAGTTCCCGCTTCAATCTTCATTTTATAGCCAACCCACATATTTGGAATCCACGCTTTTGTGGAGTCAATCAATGTAGTGGTTGAGCCACCCGTAGCGTGTCCGTCACGTTCCATGACAGTCTCACGTCTCTGCTCTTCTGTACCGAATGGCTTTGCATCGTAAATCTGATACTTACCAGTACCGTTTACTAACGGAGTAGTAATGGTTGCTACCGTTAAGGTGTTTGCAGTATTAGCAGTAATCCAACGAGGAGTAGACGCTGCTCCAAGACCAGCAAGGTTGGCATGTACAATACGTCCTACATGCTCATTGACTACCCAGTTTTTCGTGCAGTCACATATTGTTGTTGCCGCTTGAGTTAGGGTTGCTGTCATGTTGGCAGTAGCAGTAGTTGCTACTGAGAACACTGTGGTTGATGCTGTAACAGACGACACTCCAAGTATGGTGTGGGCAGCATTCCATGCACCTTCAGTACAACCAGAGAAGGTCACGCTATCACCTTGTTTTAACCAAGAGGCTGTAGAAAGAGTTATATTTGCAGTAACACCTACCGAAGCTACAGCCACAGTCATAGAGGTACCTGAACCAACAATGTTGGTTACAGCACCAGACGTTGCTACAGTGTAGCCAGTAGTTGTACCTGAGTCGATTAGCTCAACGGAAGTTACAGCACCTGAAGTGGTAATGCCTGTGACACGACCTTTAGCACCTGCTCCTGCACCAGTTACAAAACTGAAGGTGTCACCAATGGCATAGCCTGATCCTGCAGCTATAGGAGTAGCAGTTAATGCAGTTACTCCTAGAGCGATCCTGGTACCTGTAGTAACACCAAACGGTGTCCAGTCTGAGAACTTACAAGCAATAGTTGCAGCTACACCGTCATCAAATGCCTGTCCACCCATCCAGAAGTCATTTTCTGGATCATAAGCTAGCATTGAAGCAGTACCACCCCCAATAGCATACAGGCGGTTGAAGTCTGGCCATACCTCGTAAGTGATAGTGCCACTAGGATCAATGTCCCATGCCTTTGCAAGGGTGAATCCCGTTGCCGTATTACTCACAATGCGACGTGTTTGCCCAATACCTGTAGTGCCACCAGTAATCAAGATGCGGTGGTTTCTCCAACGGTCAACGGTTAGCGCTAAACCAGTATCCGTCAGCACACGGCCTGAAGTAGAAACTGTACCAACGTTTGTAAGTAGAGCAGAGCCTGTCTTACCAGTACGTTCAATCTGCAGGTCAGTAGCACCAATTGACGCGGCTAATAAGCCTTGGTTACACGTCTTGGCTTGCCATGAATCATGTAACACGTCGTAGTATTGAAATGTCATCCAAGGTGCAGCTGCAGCACCTGACATAACGTAAATGCCACCTGACAAAGTGGTAAAGAAACTTGTATAGTCAGGAGTAACTGTCCACGATGGAACCGTATAATCCTGAGACATAATCTGGAAATGTGAACCTGCAGCCGGAACAGCGTAGGGCGCAATGGCTAGGAAGGGCTGATTATTCCAAGGGTCTTGCGGCATCAGGTTTGCATCTGATACGTATAAAGTAGTGGTATCGTTGTACAGAATCTTTTTATATTGTGTTGCGTCTGTACCGAAGGTAATAGCAACCATGTAACCAGCCCACTGGTTGATTTTCCATTTTTTCAAACCGTCAGTAATTAGGTTGGCAGCAGCAGCCGTTGCCATACCCCATTCATGGATAGTTTCACCAACGTAGGTTAGTACACGCTCTTGGCCCTTGCCAGTTCCTTGTAGGATACGAACAGTATGACCATTAAGCAAATTCCCACGCACACCAGCAAGACGAACGGTGGTTGAGCCCGCAGACAACACACGCCCATGATAACCACGACGCTTTGTGTAGCGCATAGACACTGCACCTACAGGGGCCGTAGGTATAGTAGCAAGAAGTTGCCATGTTTCGGCTACCGTATCGAAGCGATAAAATAATGAACCAACAAGATAGTAAATGAAGCGATCGCTCCCTTCTTCTACAGTAGTGATACAGGATAGTGCAGATGAAGCAGTAGGTGGTTGGTTTAAATCTTCCCAAAATGGAAGATCAACCATAGGTTTATTTGTATTTGCCATTAATTATCCTTAACTTAAACGTGAGCGAATCCCACCATTATAGCCTTGACGATTCAAAGCTTTATGTAATGCGAATGCTGGGTATGTTGCACCACCAACTGACGCCATGTTACCTACACCAACCGGGTTAGTAACAGTAGTTACAGTAGGAACCAAGGTAACTTGAGCTATGTTGCCAGATACCGAATTCACATCAACGGATAGACGATTACTACCAGCACCTGTTCGAATAGACAAGGGTTTTAACGCTTGGAAGATTCGCTTTAACCATACTAGAGTAGAGTCGCTGGTGGGCACTGGATTGGTGGTGGAAGCATCTACAGCTTCGCCGTCGACGCCATGTGTCAGCTTGACACGTTGGTACTTGACGCCCCCGATATCGTCTGAGGCAATTACATCCCCGGTTCCGGGTAAGGTGGTGTTATCAGCCATTATTGGGCCTCCAAAGATATACTTAAGTTATTGTAATCAGTTATTAGATTACACTCAGTTGGTGTTAGATTGATTTGGTAATCCGCGAAGCTGGAACCGAGACTGGTGAACGTGCGGGTTGCGATGGTTCCTGGTGTGGAAGGTCCACTGAAGTAGCTAATTTGCTTTTTGGGTTTGAATATTTGCCAAGGGTTCTTATACAGCTCATTTATCTCTGAGTTGCTTAGCGCCCGCTTCCAAAACAGTATCTCCGTACCAACAAAACCGTAGAAATTAGAAGTGAATCCTAAATCAGTTGCCGATGAAGGGGTGCCCGTAAGTGATAAGCCTATCGTAGAGCTTCTCAGCCCTGTTTTTGGTGCGGAGTTAGTTATCTCAACACCCTTATCAAACAGTGATACCGTTGCATTTTGCCTAAGACGCCCAACGAACATCCGAATGTTGTCTGTCTGCGCTATCGTACTTTGTGCATAGTAATCAACACTACCGCCTGACGTTAAAACCGCACCAAACTTCGGATAACCAGTGGAGTCCACACCGCCGTACAACGAGTAGCCGCCAGACCCGTCTTTTCCGTACCTAAACACATAACGACTTTGACCTGTTGAGCCAGACATCCACCAACAAACTGTAACATCACTAGAATACGGTATCGGAAAAAAAGCGTCCCCTACGGGTTTTGCAAAGTCGTGACTAACCCCTATGCACCTCATGCCACTATGTGGCTCTGCGCGTACAGGGGTGCCCGGCTCCACTGAATTCGTCTGCCACAAAAAATCCCCACCCGCCCCCCCAACCAGATTATGCACTGACAAGCCCCGCGTCTCCCATGCGACTACTAGACTTTTAGTTATTGGGTTGTTCCAGTCTATGTCTATAGGGCCCGATGGTTGCCTAGTCCATCTTCTCGGTAAATATAGCCCGCCTGTGTAGCCAGGAATCTCTGGCTGCTTCAGAGTAGCCACCAGCGTGCTGCCCGCAACAGACTTTGCGCGGATCGTGACTACTTGGCCGGTTGACGTAGCGGGATCGGTTACTGGTGTTAAAGCTAGTTCACAAGTGCTGGCTGTTGACGTGGTGATGTAATCCGCGTCGTCAACCGAGGCTTCGTCCAGTGCCGAGTACAGGTCAGCGGAGGGGTTGGTATAGGAAACAGATTGCTTAGGTTTGAATATCTGCCAAGGGTTGGCGGAGAAACTCTCCACCTGATCTTGTGACCAGACGTTGCCGACATACTTGCCGGCCATCTGGTGATCTTCAGGCGATGAGTAACTCATACTTCTGTTAAAATTACCAAGACAAAGTCCGTAGCAAGTGTTGTTCTCCATAGTCGGTGCAGAGCCGCTTGCCCGCATTTCACCATTCAGATACACCCTCCAATTACCAGATGATGTTGCTGTGAGCACAAGAACACAGAAAGTATTAGTAGGTAGATAAGCTAGCGGGCCAAGTGCGTTAACTGACCCAACTGTAGCACCCAAAACAGCTAAAAGGCCTACACCACCAATTGTAAAAAATCCAAAAGAGCCATCCCCTGCTACAGAGGTCATAGAGGGTATATTTGGCCCTGTAGTTCCAACCCAAAAGTAGGTAGCTCCCTTTCCTGTGTGTGGAAGGTCAGGTGCTGTTGAGTAGAACCCTTGTGTAGTGGTCGCTGCCATTCTGATAGCAGTGCCGTGGGCAGTTGGTACTCTGTTGTATATGAAGGCAGTGTAAGCCCTAGAACGACTCTTCAAGTCCACAAGACAATTTGCGTGCAGCACCGAAACAGCACCATTGTTCAACGGGTTAGACCAGTCAAGCTCACGATGCTCTTCTGGCGAGGTGGTGACTACCTTACGGCTGGCTAGTAAAGATGGTGCATTTACGCCCGACCAGCCGCCCACCAGCAGGTCAGACGTTGGTCTGGCAATAGTCATTTTAAGTAGGTCCTATAGTCCAGGGTGTGATCTTCACGGTAATAGCACCACTAGTGTAGCTGAGTGCTTGCCCAGTATTATTGACGATGTAGAACTGGGCCTTCTGCACGCCTTCTAGGCTGATCTGAATAGCTTTGACAACGGCAACGTCTGCGTCGTCCATGACCCAGCTACCGGCGTACTTACCACGATAGATGATGTCTGTAGCGGCAGGAACCGGCGTCTCGTCTGTGGTGCCGTCAACATCATCAAGTGTATAGTACAGATCAACAGTGGCCCCGGCTGTCGGAGCAGCGGCGAACGTGTCAGGCACAGCCAAGACAGCGATAGCGTTGGGGTACAGAAGTGTACTGTTATCCAGCTGTGTCATTGTACAGCTACCAAGACCACTGTAGGTGTTCGCAGCATTCGACAGTGATGCTGCCAGCGAGATAACCGTGGTAGATGAACCGAATACCATCTTTGCTTCGTTTGCCATATTAGCCTCTCAGTGCTTTCGCAACGTCTTGGTGTGAAATGTTCTGGCTGAACACCGGCTGAGATACAGTAGCCATCGCAATCAGTTCGTCAGCTTGAGGTTGAGTCAGTGCGCCAGCAGCAACCCATGCACCTAGCATCATCTGGTTCACAGGATCAGATAAGTCCAGCGAGTCGGACACACCGCCGAGCAGGAAGTCCTTCACCGTGAGGGCCACGGACCGCAGCGGATGCGTGGCATTGGCTGCAATGTCTTCAATCGCACCACGCAGCCCAGTAGCCCCGCACCACATGGAGAAACGACTGCGGGTGACACCACCTACCGCGCTCACACTTCGTGCATTGATCTTGTCCGCGATACCTGCATCAGAGCCGATGGCGATGTCATTGGCGAACTCAGCGTCCGCCTCGATATAATCTTTAAGTGCTTGATAATCCATAATTAGGTAGGATCCGCTGTTTCACATTTAAATGTAGGAATAGTAACTGTACCACCACTAGTAAGAGCTTGAGAAGTACAAGTAGTTACTAGTAAAACGTTGGTACCATCACAAATAGCAACGTGTGTGGCAGTTCCACTTGCATCAATAGGTACTGCAGATTTTTGAGCCACAGTAACTTTACGACCATTAGTATCACCGTTAGCTTTAGTAAAATCACCACCTGCCATAGTAACACCTGCTAGTGCAAAAGTTGTTACTGCCTCTGTACGAGTAGTTGGTTGTGCTGAGCATACTGTCATAATAGTACCAGTAGCAATTTTGTCTAGAAGTCCGTCTAGTACTGCGGTTGGATGTAAATATTTAGCCATTAGCTGCTTCTCCTAAAACTGTTATAGACATATCTATTGGGTTAATTGTATTATCTGTTACAATTCGTTCAGTTAGGCCTGTTTGACCTGAAAGGTCTTTCGCCCAGCCGTTTTGGCACCAAGCTGCTCCAACTACATCAGTTACTGTTAGTCTATCACCAGCTTCTGCATAAAATCCATGGCTACTTAGTTTAGCTTCTAAAATTTCTACTTTCATTAATTCTCTTCCTTATATACCATAGTCTTAGCACGGGCTAGATCTGTATAGTAAGCTACCTTGCAATGTTCTGGTTCCCAGAATATCGCATTATTAATAATCTGCTCTATAGGCCAATTTTGTCTAAATGCTCTACCACTAATGGATTCATTAGCGTCACCATTAAATAATACTACATTTAATAATTGGCTAATAGCATCAAAAGTTCTAACATAGTAATTAGGTCTTAGTATTGTCTGCATTTTTAGGTACCTCTTGTACTTTTCCTTCGAAAATTATAGGTGGTAGCCACTTAGGATTCTTTTTTCCAATAGGCACAAATTCTTTATGTGTATCGTTTTCTCTCCAAGTAACGTGGTACCATCTACCAGTTCTTAAAAGCTCCCCTAACTGTACTAAAGTCCAGGCTACCCACTGTATTATAATACCAATTATCTTTATGGGTATTAGTAAAGAGCGTATTATTGGTTTAGTATTAATATACTTATGTAGTTTACTATTTTTTGTATACTGTATAGAAAGTGAATCTGCTATTTCAGCTCTAAATCTACTCCAAGCAGTTAAATGGCAGTTACTTTTACTCATAGGGGTAGGTGACCTGAAGCGAGTACGCCTACTAAGAACATTAATATTGCTGTTAGTAGCTTTTCTAGTACACCCTCGCCAATTTTTCTTTTACTAGCTTTTTGGGCTTTTTCTTCTTCAATTTTCTTTGAAGCAAAATCACAATATCCACCTAAAGCTGTTCTAGTCTTTACAAACTCTATAGTTTTATCCATAGAAGTAGTTTTCTGTATTTGATCTTCAGTCCATTTATGATGGGCGTCATGTCTATCAGAGTGTCCATTTAGTACTATATGTTTTATTTTTGCTTCATCGGATAATACTTTATCTAGTTTATGTGAGATATTATCCATACTTCTCATAAGTAACATAAGTACGATACGCTGACCAGAATCTTCAATAGTACCAAGTGCCTCTAACATGTCCTTCCTTAGGTCAGCATCTTCATTATCTACCATATGTTATCCTTATTAACTTGTTATTTTACTATGTAATACACGTATTACATAGTAAAATAGGGGCCGAAGCCCCTATCTATATAATTACCTAAAGATTAGGCAGTCCAACGGAATGTAGAAACACCATTACCTTCAACAGAAGAGATTTGCTGGAATCCAACACGTTGAGAAGCAACAATTAGACGTTGTTGATTTTCGACAGAGTAATCAGACTCAATACGTAGACCTTTATAACGACCAACTAGGTAGTTATTTTGGTTAACTACTACAGCGCCAATCTTAGTAGCTGCCTTAGCTTCGAACTCACCACTTAGAATAACTGGAGTGTTAGCAATAGTACCTACTTGACCAGTTAGTAAAGTAGCTTTCATACCAACTTTGTCCATAGTCTGGAATAGTACGTCATCTAATAGATCGTAGTAAACATCATTAGAAACAATGTAAACTAATTCAGAAGGAACTAGGCCGCGAGTACCTAAAGCACGACGCATATCTAACATCTTTTGTACAGTAGCTTTAGCTAAACCAGCACCCCCAGCGATGATTTCGCCACCAGCTGCATAAGTAACAATACCCTTAATTGGATCAGCACCAGCACCAGCACCACGTAGTAGAGCTAGATCCCAGGCTTTTGCAGTTCTGCGAACAATAGCATCACGAATTAGAGGTAGTAGAGGAATTAGGCTGTCGTCTTCTTCTTCAGTACCTAGAAATTCCTTGGTTGCTAGTTTATAAGCATTCATAGTAATTTCTTTTAGTTTGTGTGCTTGAGCAGTACCACTAGATGTTGCAGCTTTGAAGTTAGCTTCAACTACCCAGTTAGCATACCCTGCTTCAGGGTTAACTGGAAGCATCATAACTGGATTAACCATCTGAATCTGTTTACTAAAGATAGGATCAATAGTTAGAGAACGACGAATTTCATCCTGCATTGTATTGGAAACATCAATTTCCCATGTTGCACTAGGAGCGTGAGTAGAAATACCAGCATTATACTTTTGTACAATATTGCGGAAAAGTGAAGTTTCTTCAACTCTCTTATTTGTGGCTTTGGCTAGTAGAACAGCCATTTCTTTTTCAGCATAAGTGATCTTCTCACCAGTTGCTTTTTCATCAAATTGCATCTTGCTCTTTTGTAGAGCTTCGATTTCGGTTGCTTTTTCTGCTAGAGCGGCACGTAGGTCATCTAGAGCTTTTAGATTTGTTGCACCTGCAGTTTCTGCGTCTTTAACGCGCTTTTCTGCATCAGCTAGAAGCTTTTCTGCTCCGGACTGGCCAACTTCAATACCTTTTGTTACAGCAGCACTAGTAGCTTCTGCAATCATCTTCTGTAGTTCTTCTTTATCCATAAATTCTTCTTCCTTTGGTTTTTCTTCTGGGAGTTCCTGATTATCTTGCCCTTTAGCAATTTCTTCTAGGTTTTCCTCTGGTGGGTTAAATGATTTTTTAAACTCTAAGTAATCAGCTTCACTATCAAAGCCTTTAGAGACTGAGAATAGACTATCCTGATTTGCTGGAACAGAAACTACACTAACTTCCAGTAGTTCTAGATCTTTAATTACAAAAATATCTGTAGTACTATCGTAATCTGCATCCTTAACTTGGAATCCTATACTAAAAGCTTTTAGGACCCCTTCTTTAATTAGCTGGTAAATTTCTTCGGCAGCTGTGCTGATTCTAGCAGTGATCTTTAAACCTCTTTCGTCAACGGATAAGGATTCTGCTACACCAATTGGTCTAGAGTGGTTATGATACGCTAGGATAATTGGATTTTGCTTGTAGCTGTTTAAGCCACCTTTGGTCCAAGCTTCCATTGCTACAACATCACCAACTCTATCTTTTGTAGTAGTATTGGCATAGCCAACAATACGTAATTCGCCTGTTACTTCATCTATACTTTCAGAAGATTTCTCTATAGAGAAATCGGAGATAAGCTCAAATTTCTTATTTAGCTGCATCTTTTGCGGGGGCTCCTCCACCCGGTTCACCTGCCGCACTACCTGCAATATTTGCGGGTACACGTAGGTCATCATGCCCCGGTTTGGGGACGTATCTTAAAGTTTCTCTAGCTTCATTAGGACTAATGATGCCACCATTTACAAGAGTACTATGGTACATAGCCTCATCTTTCAAATCTGGCTGTATAGCGGAAACTTTTGAAGCTTCTGGCTCTAGGTCATAACCAAAGAATCTTTCAAAACCAGCATTTACCATTCTAACAAGTGGTAAAATTGTCTCCATATAAAAGAGTCTGAGATTTGGGGTAATGTTTGCATTATTACCACTAGATATTAATACTTCTGGAACTCCTAAAGCTACTAGAATTTCTAAGTCTTTAGAAGTTATTGAATCTTTGAAATCTAACTCGCGAAAGTTTACATCCGTAATTTTATCTAAGTCTAGTCCACCATCTAAAATTAGGGGTCTTTTGCCACCCTTAGTTGGAGAGTACTGTGCTTGCCAAGACTCAATCATACGAGCTTTTATTTTATCTCCAAGTACATTAGGAGATTTAATAACTAAACCAGGTACGGCTCCATTTTTAAAGAAGTTACCTTGGAAAGCTGTCATATCACTGCGTACTTTCAAAGTATCAGCAGTTGATTTAAGTCTAGAAGTTCCCATGTATATGGAAGTACTAGAATTATCTGATATGTGCAATACTTCACTAGGTTTAAAGTCTATAATGCCATTATACTTGTAGCCCTTTACATAAATTAAAGGATCTGTTAAGATTTCCATCTGAGATGCTGGTAGATTGTAGAGATATACACCATCATAGTATATAAATGCATTACCAGTTAATACTAAATCAATATAGATAAGTCTACGAAATTTATTAGTATCAATATATGGATTAGGCTGAAAATTAAGTAGGTTTTCTACTTTAGCTTTTCTAGTACCAATTGTGGGGGTTACTAAACCATTTATCTTTTCTTTTACATCTACATCAAAACTAGATGCTCCATTAACAATCATATCTACAGCACGTCTAACAGTAGTTAGGGCGTCATACGCTTGTTCAAAGGTGATAGTATTATCTGCATAAATACTATCACCTTCATTCCTAGCGATCTCGGCCTGTGCTGGGTTTAACTTCTCAATAATCCAAGACTTAATACTCATACTTCAAACCTATTTCCTTTACTTAAATTCTCACTAGCGGGTAGATGTTGAAGATTGAATTCACAATGAAGTCCACATACTAATTTACCTTGTAATGGAACTATGTGGTCTACGTGATAACCAGTAGGGCAAGTTCGATAAATTTCTTTTATAGCTATCAGATTTGCCCAATTTGGGGTAGCTTGTAATTTTGTAGCTCTACGTTTTGCAGATTTATACGCGTCTTTATCAAGATTATTTAATCTACATCTTTTTGCTATTAATTTGGACTCCATTGGGTGCCTAGCTCTCCAAGAGTATGTTAACTTAAGGTGTCTTTCTTTATTTAAATTATAATATTCTTTTCTTGAGCTATTATAGCAATCTTTACATTGGCTAAAAATAATAGATTTGTCATTAGTATAGTAATAATCTATTGTTTTTGGTATATTACAATCTACACATACATAGTATCCAGTCAAGGATTCAAATAACCTTTTTAACCCAGTACCTTTATATTCATCAAAAAGCTCATTAAAGTACTTAGATCTTATTCTATATAATATATTACTAGGATCCTTGAATCCTGCTAAAGTAAAATATTCTGCACTCATATTTAATAATATGAGTTTTATAAACTCTGATGCTACTAACTTAGTCTTTCTATGTACTAATAAATTTTTATCCATATTTAATATAAATAGAATACTTGATACTAGTTCATCTATATTCATTTCGTCTCCTTTTTAGACAATGTTTGGTGAGCTATCTAGTGAAAAAGGCACTAGAAAGGCTGGCCGGCCCTTTCGCTCAGTTTTAATCTTTATGTAACTTACCGTATTGAATCTTGACCCAGTTAGCTTGTTTTGTAGCTGTATGAAGGGCTGGTTTGCTGCCATAAATAGTGTGTAGCTTTACATGATGCTCGTTACATAAGGTAACGGCATCTTCATATAATTCTTTCTCGTGCTCCGCTATAAAGGTATCGCGATGGAATATAACGTCATCAACATCGTCAATTGAAACACCTGTAGTAACCTTCCACTTCTCCCATAGTAGGGTAAGTGATGAATAGTGGTGAAACTCTAAGTTTTCAGTAGTATCGCAGATTGCACAACAAGTACCTTTAGGATACCTTGCTTTAGCTTTATCTCTTAAATACTTAACTTCATCCCGTTTTAATTCGGACTTTTTACCAGTATTTGCTGCCACTATTAAACTGCTCCTGAAAATCTTTTACTCTAAACATAATAGGGCTATTATCCCATAAGTATAAAATAAATTCAAATCAATTTTTACTATACTAAAGTATGTTACTTCTTCCTGATTTTTAACACTGTCAATACACCTGTTTAGTGTCTCAGCTGCATTTAGTGTAGGTGTTATAATTGTTATCCTGTAGTTAGTATAACATCAACCAACTGGTGGAGATGGTTGGCAGAATGCTTGTGTTGCAGCCTCTCTTACACCTTCTATATTCCAGTAATGGTAGTTACCAAACTCAGAATTATCTAGTGGTACGAAAGACTGTCCTAGGGTACTACCAACTAATAGTTGGCTGTAGGTTGTATCTTCGGAAGTAAGCACCCTAGTACCTGAACCATAGGCTACCCATACTAACGTATAAGTTTCTCCTTGATATACGGTTTGAATTGCGTAGACATCTGAGTCACTACAGGATACATTTATTCCGTTGCCAGCCCAAGTTAAACCTATAGAACATGGGGAAACATAAAATGGATTTAGTGCAAAGTATGCCATATGCGCCTCTAGTGTCATACATGGTGGTGGTGCTGTACAACTAACAGATTGATAATTATCACCAACCTTAACGTAAACACTGCCTATAGGAGAATAAGCTCCATTAGCTTTATGACTTACACTAAGCGCACAAGAGTAGGAACCTCCTGCCTTGACCTTGAAGTGGCCAGTAGCTTCTTCTGGGGGTCTTGTTGGCATAATTATTGGGTGCCTACTAGAGATTTAGCGAATTTAGCGAATCTCATATAGTTTTAATCCAAATTGTTCCATTTGGGCGACCATCTGCATTTACAGGATCATTTGGTGATATAACTAGAAAGTCGCAGGCAGCTTCTGTTCCTCCGGATACAGATAATCCTGTACTAGCACCATTAATATCTTTCTTGATAGCAGCTACTCCTCCTCCAGCACTATTTGTAATAAATTCATCTATTTGGATTTGTGTACCCGTTATACTCTCACTTGTTGAAGGATTAAAAGCGAAGAAGTTACCCCAGCTTAAATCTTTAATAATCCATCCTTGTGAACTACATTCTGCCATAATTTTCCTTTAAAATGTTCCTACGTTTGATCTGTAACTATATAAGGCATAACGCAATGCATCTGCCATATGGGAGTACTTATCATGTACTGGTTTCTCAGTAATTAATGTTTCCTTTGGGTCCCAACGGAACTGATCTAGTGCAGCTAGAAGGTGCACACATTTGGGGGCAACAATTAATTTTCCTTGTTCAACAATCATCTGAACATATGCAATCCCATCCAGCACGGACTTAGTTGCATTAATTGTAGAAATATCATGATTTACAGCCCAATCGTAGCGAGTCTGTTGCGCAGCAGAATCAATAAAGATCATCTGTACATCATACTTATCTTCTAGAGTTTTACACTCTACCGCGTACTGATCTGTAGTCATATTTGCTTGCTGGAATTCGTCTAGGGCATAGAAGGTCTGAGAATCATAGTCATACCCCAAAACGAGCATGGCGGTAGGGTCTTTGAAACCGATATCAAGTCCCATAATTCTTTCAAGATGTTCCCATCTATCTACCGGCATGATGCACTTGTGGTCAAACTTAAAGATCTGTCCTTCGAACACACTAAAGCTAGCTTCAAACTCTTGAGCGAATCGCGAAGCTGGCATAGTTGCACGAGCTTCATTAATATCATCTTCGCTAGCGCGGGGATTCTCACGGTAGTCAGCATGGATAGAAGCCCATCTAGCAAATGCAGGGATAGAGTTGAATCCATAATGCCAATAAGTTGAAAACCAATTGTTACGTCCCCGAGGCGTAGAAATGAAGATAGCTTTAGCACTAGGCTTATCTAAGGTTGGACGTAGTGCGATCTCGAATGCTTCTTGACCATCACTAGTTAAAGCAGCCTCGTCAAAGATAATAAGATCATATGATCGACCTACGACGCTATCAACCTGAGATACCGACCCCATCCGAATCGTAGAACCGTTCTTTAGTTCAATAATTCTATCTTTGGCGTTATCTCTGAGTACCTCTAGTTTAAAGTGATTAATTAGTTTACGTTGCTCTTCGAATGAAATTGACGATAGGGCATAATTAGGGGACATGATAAGCACGTGACTATTAGGAACTAGAGTAACTAGCTGTCCGATTATATTCGCTATGGTTGTTTTGCCTACGCGGCGGCTGACAGCAGCTACTACGAAACGATACTTTGGACTATTCAAAGCGTTAACTATTGCAATCTGTGGTCCATTAAGTTCTATACCTAGTAAGTCAACGTACTTTTTAATAGGGAGCTTAATAAACCTATCCTCTACAGGAAACTCAGTAATCTCTGTACTACTAATATCAGGCCTACTAATCTTTAGCATACTTCAAACCTATTTCCTTTACTTAAATTCTCACTAGCTGGTAGATGTTGAAGATTGAATTCGCAATGTAATCCACATACTAATTTACCTTGTAATGGAACTATATGATCTACATGATAACCAGGAGGGCAAGTTCGATAAATTTCTTTTATAGTTATCAGGTTTGCCCAGTTTGGGGTTGCATTAAGTTTAGAGGCTCTACGTTTAGCATTATAAGCATAAAATAGCGGTTTATTATCCTGATAGTACTTTAATCTATTATCTTTATTAACTTCTCTGTACACCCTATCTTTTGCTAAAATATACTC